ACATCTATCTGGTATTGTATTAACTGCAAATGCTATTCCATGTAAAAATTCACCATGATATTTTAAATGATTATGTGTAAATTCTTTTCGTACCCAACATTTAAAATGAGGAATATTACTTATTAAATATGACAGTTAGCACCTCCATCTACGTCTTGCTTGTCTTAATCTTGAGTTAGGATTCTTCGCTGCTTTAGGAAACTTCTTCATTTGTCCTGCAGACCTAGCACAAAAACTCTTTCTTCTTGCTGCTCTTTTACCTGTTGGTTTCTTTTCAGTAACAGCAGTTTGTAATTTACTTCCAGGATTTTGTCTTCTATATTTTGCTACACCTTTTGCTGTAAGACCTGCACCTTGCTTGGTAGGTCGTTTATCACCTTTACCAATAGTCATGCCTTTCATGCCTTTACCTTTTATTTTTTTTCTAGGCATTATATTTTTCTAGTAGCTCCAAAACCTCTAAGTGCTACTCCACCACCTGCTCTCTTTTGAATTTTACCTCCTGCTTTCATAAAACCCATTTCATTTCTTACAGATTTTGGAAGATTAGGTAATCCTTTATTTCCTGCAGGTATAGGTTTTAATGGTCCACCTGCTTGTCTTTTCATAGTAATTTTTTTCATTTCAGATTTAGTTAAATCTTGATATACAGATTCTCTATCTAAAACTTTTCCAGGCACATTATTTTTTTGACCTGGTTTAATTTTATTTAAATCCTCTATATTAGGATTAGCTTTTTTAATTTGACCTAATGTAGCATTTGGAGTTCTTTTAGCTATTTCAGATAAAGTATCTCCTTTTTTAACAGTATAAGAACTTAAATCTTTACCACTAGCTTTTTTAAATAACTTACCTTCTGTTGTTAATCCTCCTGTTATAGCTGTTGTTTTAGCTATTGCTCTTTTTCTTTTTCTTTTAGCAACTCTTGATTCACTTTTACCTAGTGTTTTTTTAAATTTATTTGCTACATTTTTAAGATAACCTTCTTTAGTTCTAACTACTACAGTTTGGTCTGTTTTTTTAGTAGGAGCTATTTCACCTTTTTGATTCTTTTTCTTGTGTTTCTAATTTACCTTTATCTGTTCTTTTAAGACTTCTTCGTTGCTGCAGTACCTTGTTTAAATTTTTCTTTTTGTCTAACATTTGTTTTAGGTAAATTTAAAAAACTTCTTTTAAATTCTGTTATACTTTTATCTTTTAAGTTTTTGACTTTATTTATAACATTTAAAGCTTTTGACTTATCCATGTTTTTTAATTTAGATACAACTTTAGGACCTAGCTTTGTAGCTAAAGTTCTACCTATAGTTATTCCTCCAACTACAAAAGGTGCTGGCATAATTATTCTCCTACAGTTTTATATTCTCTAGGCTCTTCTTTAACTTGAGCTTCTATTGGCCCTCTTACTCCTGGTCCTTTTCTAGCAGCACCATAACCTTGACCAGTTGGTTTACCACTTGTATCATGACCTGTAGATTTATTAATAGTTCTTGCATTAGCTCCTACTATTAAAGTTCTAGTTTTTATTTGCATTTTTTCTCCCTTTCTTTTTTTTCTTTTTCTTTTTATTATTAACTTTTGTTATTTGTTGTATTACATTAATTCTACTAATAGTCATTATTGTGCTCCTTGTAATACTGGATTAGGTCCACCTGCAGGATTTGTTGCTGATTGCATATCATCTTGTCTTGTTCTTCTAGATTGATTACGTAATGCATCTATTGAATTTTTGTATTTACTTTCCCAGTTAGGTAATGTTTGAAAATCTTTTATAAAATATGTAGCTTCTACCATACATGCTGCAAAAAGAGCATTATAGCAAAACTCACTAAAATAGTTTGATGTTGTTACACTTGTACCTGTAGCACTAGCTAAAGCTAAAGGTCTACGTGTAAATTGTATTTCACCTGATACTGCAGATGCAGGTGTTGGTACAATATAAATTTGTGTATTAGTTTTTCTTGAATAATATCTTGGTGTTCCTGTTGATGCACTAGCAAAAGGAAAATAGTCTATTGCATACTCATAAGGTCTTTGTAATAAATTAATTTTTGAATTAGCAGGAACTGCTGTAGTTGAAACACTTGTAGTATAGTTTACATTTCTTACAACTAATGTATCAGCAGGTAAACTAACTACTGGGTCAGAAGCTGTAAATGAAAAAGTAGAGTAGTTATCTAAACCAGAGTCATCTAGTTCTTTTACTATTCTACCTTCAGCTTTTTCAACAAAGTAAGGAATATGTTCCTCAAATTCTGTTGAGTTATTTTCTATAGTATTTATTATATCTGTTTTAAGAAACGAATAATTAGGCACTATATTATCCTACAAATAAAGTACATGAGCTTCCATCAGAGGGTAAAGATACACTTACATTACCACTAAATCTTACTCCTTGGTCACCTATATAAATATCAGTTGCACTACTTGCAGGAACTTTAAATTTTATTTTATCTACTCCACCTTCAGATAAACTAAAAGTACCTGTTGCAGTTACTGCTGTTGCATGTATAGCAACAACTCTAGTAACATCTGATGTAGTCACAATAACTCCATTAGTTGCACCTGTAAAAAATTTTGATGTTATATTATTAGCCATTTTAAATCCTTATAGTAGGGAGAGTATATTTCAACTCTCCCTAATTATTAATGGTTAGGCACCTTGATTACCAAACCAACCTCTCCAGTCAGATACTCCAAAAGAATATCTTTCTCTGGCTTTGAAACGTAAGTTTCCAGTATCAAAATCTGGCTCCATCTTAGTTTGTAAAGGTGTTCTATTGAACATCTTTGAACCATTAGGAACATCAGTTTTAATAAAGAAAGCATTAGTGTCAGTAAATCTTCTGTTAGTAAAATAACCACTTGGGAATACTCCTAAGTTTCTAACAGAGTTTATGTCATTATCTGCACTACCTACAATTCCTGGTGTATTTAATAATACATCACATGTAAACATTAAGTCTACAGGTACGTGTAAAGATACAGCAGATGAACCAATTAAGATTCCTCTATCATCTTTAAACTTTTGTATTGCAATTATAGCAGATTCTAAACTAGCTTCTGAGATTGCTGCTGCTGTACCTATATTACTTTGGTTACCATCTCCAACAGTTGGATGTGAAGTATTAAATAAACTTACTCCATCACCTTGTGCTGTAGTGAATCCTTCGTTATATAGCTTTGCAGCTTTTACTTGTTTGGTATTAGCCATAGCTCTAGCTAATCCTTTTGCTCTTAATTTAGCAAAAGTATCATAAAGGTTGTCTTCCATTGCTTCTTCTGTGATTGCAAAAGCTAAAGCAATAGTCTCGTTTGTGTAACGAGCTGTAAAGCTTTCACCTGCATCATCATAAACAACAGCAGCACCTTCTTTTTTAGTTGGAGCAGTACCAAATCCTGTGAAAAGGACTTCCTCTTCAAAAGACCTATCTGAATTTTCTACTTCATATAGTGGTTCATGCTCATTGTTAACTTCTCCATACTCCATTCCAAAGACAGCATTTAGTCCAGGAAGGAGTTCTTTGCTTATCGCAGCTCTATTTATTGGCATAATTTATCTCCTTTCCTATTAAGCTGTTGAAACTGTTGTTGATTGAAATCTATCAATGTGATTATTTAAGTAGACTTCGTACCAAGGATATTGGTCTGTCACACCTGCTGATGCTCCAGTACCTGTATCCCAAGGTGCTCTACGTAAAACTCTCACTTGACTTTGTGCTTGTGTTGGACCAGAAGCATCTAGTACATAAGCACTTTGACCTGTCTTATGACTACCAGTACCTGCAATTAAAATTCCATTTACTGGAACTGCTCCAAAACCTGCTGATGCTGTTACTGTTGCATCTGCTTGCACAAAATATGTTTGTGATGGGTCACTTGCTATGTGTATTTTAACATCAGTAGCAGTTACTCCACCTGTATTACTTCTTTTGAATTTTTGTTCTCCATTTGCATTTACGAAACTACATCCTTGAAAAACACCTGTAGTTTTTCTATATAGCTCCTGCAGGAGTAGCTTTAATAGTACCTGCAGCAGAAACAGTTATTGGGTCACCTGTAAATAGGTCGTTAGGTAATAACGCAGAAGCAACTTTTGGACTTACATTTAAATCAATAGTTCGTATACCAGTAGAGTTAGAACCATCACCATTCTTTTTTGCGAGTTGTAATCCTCTAGGGGCATTTACACTTGCCATAGTTCATTCTCCTTTATTGTTAATAAAGCAACAAAAGATTTACTTCTGAAAACTAGCTTGTCTACCTTTTGTTACTGTGGTTTTACTAGAATTAGAAATGGGCATACTAGAATTATTTCCTCTCATTAATTGGCTATTAACTGCTTCCATTAATTGGTCAGATTTATTTCTATAAAACTCACTTCTACTTTGGAATAACTTGGTAGGTATTTTACCTAACGCAATGTCTCCACGACAGACAGCTCCAGAGTATCTTCCATCCACCTTCACGACTGATGTTTGTTCTATTTCAGGTACTTCTTTCATCTCAACAAATTGCCATCCTTCTTGCATTTTTTTACCAATGTATTTAAAATCATCTTGACCTTTAAGAGTTATTCTTAACCATCCAAGAGTCATTCCTTCGTTTTTGAAACGATTTATTATTGCTTCTGGTATGTGTAAATTATCTTGTTCTTCAAATTGATAATTCATTTCTTCGTTAGTATTATTTTCTCTAAGTTGAGAACTACGTGTATTGATTCGTGTCATTATTTTTTACCTCCACGTTGCATGTTTATTGTTGTATACTCACCTTCAGCATTAGTTGCTTTCAGTTTTTCTTGAGCATACTGTTCAAGTGGTA